ACAGCCCGAGGCGTTCGCCACGTTCATCCAGGAACTGGCCGACAGGGACGCCAGCAACGAAGCCACCCGCCGCGACATTCCCGGCGTCATTTTCCACGAACGAAAGAAGGCAGCATAACATGGCAGACAGACTCGACGCGCTCACCGTCCGCGAATCCAACGGGAAGTCTTACTGGACGAAGTTGGGCGTTGCCTGGCCGAACAAGAACGGCCCCGGCTACATTGTGAAGCTCGATGCCGTCCCGGCGCCGACCGAAGGCCAGTTCGTCATTCACCTGCGGGAACCGCTGCCGCGTGAAGGCAGGCCGCAGAGCATGCCTGATGCGGTTCGGCAGAACTTCCCGAACGCGACCTATGCAGACGACGACCTGCCGGACTTCTAATGCGCGTCGATACCCGCCCTCGTAAGCGTAACGCACCCCGTCCAGCATGGAAGGTCGCCACGGCATACCTGAAGTGGCTGCGGGGGCGTCCGTGCGCCAAGGAAAGGGATGGCGGCTGTTGGGGCAAGATTGAATCTGCCCACACGCCTGACCCCGCTTCGAAGGGTGTCGGGACAAAGGCAGCCGACCATAACGCTATCCCGCTCTGCTCTGGTCACCACAAACTACACACTGAAAAGGGTTGGTCGGCAATCGGGCTAACGCGGGAGACCGCGCAGGCGATGGCTGCGGCCTACTGGCGGGCATGGAAGGGCGACAAAGGGGAGCTGGCCGATGGCTGAATACGAGCGCCTCGAGATCGAAGTGAACGAAGACCCTGCCACATGGGAGGTTGAGGATGATTATTGGGTCTGACTGCCCGTTTTGCTGCGGCAATGGCGAAATCATCACCGATTGGGAACGCTATCTGCATGCACTTCCCGGCGACAAGGGGGATGAGGGCGTCGCTGATTGCCCAAATTGCGACGGCACTGGTGCGGTCGATTACGACCCCGAGGACGAGGTTGAGGAGTGGATGCGATGAGCTACGACCCAAACATCCACGTCCCCGGAGCATATCGGTGTGCGAAGTGCGGCCAACCGAAGCACCCGCTTATGCTGGGCTACGACAGCCCGATCTTGGAATGGAGAAGGCCGGTATGATCTGCGAGCACGAGAACTTCGCTGCGAACGTCAGCGTCGCGCGGCTGACCCGAGGCGATACCGGCCCTGTCACCGGCTTCATGGCCGAAATCACGATCCAGTGCGCAGATTGCGGCCGACGGTTCCAGTTTCTCGGCATGGAGCCCGGCATAGATATTCAAGGCGCTCGCGTGACCATAGACGGGCTCGAAGCACATATTGCGATCTGTCCCCAGGGGGCTGTGCCGTCGCCGCTCGATCGCATCGTAGCGAACTTCAAACCGGAAAGGACGAACTGATGATCCCCCTGCGCACCCAGCGCCAAAGAGAGCACGCCAAGCGCCTAATCGACAAGGCGCCGGACAACTTCGTGATGAGGCTGGCCGAGGAAACCCGCAGCGACAGGCAGAACCGGGCGCTCTGGGGGAAGATCAAGGACATTCGGGCGCAGCTTCCCGACATGCAAGCCTACAGCCCCGAGGACTGCAAGCTCCGGTTTATGAACGCGCTGGGCGCTGAAATGCGCTTCCTGCCGGTTCTGGAGGGCCAGGGGAGTTTCCCCGTCGGCTACAGGTCGTCAACGCTAACCGTCGAACAGTTCGGCCTCTTGCTGGAGCTTATCAGCGAATACGGGGCGAGGAATGGAGTGCAGTTCAGTGAGTGAAGACATCGTAAAGCGGCTGCGCACATGATGGCCAGGCGCCACCTGGGCCGCAGCTTTTTCGTGATGAAGTCGAGCAGCCGGCCGATCGTGGCTGAGGCTGAGCAGGAGGTGACAGCCAATGTCTGAGACCAGACACACTACCGATGACAACTACCTATCATCCCTCAAAGAGGCCGAGTGGTTCGTCATCCTCTCCCGCGGTGCATTCGGTTTCCGCTATGGGCCGTACAGCCCGACCGAAGTCGGAGAGATCCTGTCGCAGTGCGTTGCGGAAGGCATTCCCGCGCTGATCACCGGCAATTGCGGGCGCGAATTCGACTGGGACGTGGCGCGCGACTTTGCCCGCGGTTCGCCCGGCGAATGGCACCCGATGGATGATGCGCCGCTCGATGCAGGCACGCTCATGGGCGATGTTCTGCATTTCGAGACCCTAATGGTCTGGTGGCCGAAATGGAAGGTTTGGCGCGAACTGAACGACGATGGTTCAGTCGGTCAGCCGATCGCTCCGGCACGCTGGCGCTATCTCCGCGAGGGTGACGACGGCTTCGTCGAGGATCAGGCTGATGCCTGAGACCACCCCCATATCCGCCACCGACATGCCCGACGGCGACTACGCGATCGTCGAAGTGCAGGGCCATCGCACGCTGATCGGCCGCATCTCGGAGATCGATCGCTTCGGCACGAAGCTCCTTCAGGTCGAGCCGCTGTTCGCCGACGTGATGCTCGGGCCTGTGCTGGTGCACGGCAGCATGCTCTACCAGCTCACGCCTTGCTCGGCTGCGGTCGCGTTCCAGCGCCGGCCGAAGGAGAACTACCAGCTTCCAGCGAGCATCTTCGCGACTGTCCCAGCCGCCGCGCTGCCTTCGAATGAAGAGGGCCCGATGTTTTTCGGGGACGACGACGTCGAGGACGACGTCGAGGAAGACGTTCCTAGCGACGGGATACCCTTCTGATGGCTGAGACAAGCGCAATCGGCTGGACGGATTCGACCGTCAATTTCTGGTGGGGCTGCACGAAGGTCGGGCCCGGCTGTGATTTCTGCTATGCGGAGACCTGGGCCAAGCGCACCGGCGGTGAACTCTGGGGTCAAGGCGTCCCACGCCGCGAAGTGCTGGCGCCACAACTGCGGCGATGGCGACATCATCGCCTACAAGCCGGAGCCCACCCCATGACCGACCCATCTACAACCAACAGGAGGGGTCGATGACCAAAACTAAGTTAGAGCGCCTGACCGCCGAACAGGAGGCGATGCTTCCGGCTTTCCGCGACTTCGGCCTGCAAATAGGCTTGTCGACTGAGCGAACGGATCGGGTCGCTGCGGACATGGCCATCCGCGCCCATTACCGCGCCTGCGGGTTGGCCGAACCGGAGATTCGCTGGTTCGACAGTCCTTGGGCCAGCGTCAGGGACAGCGTCGGGGCCAGCGTCTGGGCCAGCGTCGGGGACAGCGTCGGGGCCAGCGTCAGGGACAGCGTCAGGGACAGCGTCTGGGACAGCGTCAGGGACAGCGTCGGGGCCAGCGTCGGGGCCAGCGTCTATGGTCAACACGAGGCGGCATGGCTCGCCTTCTACCGCTTTTTCCGTGACGAGTGCGGGATGACCGACCAGACCGACAAACTGCGTGGCCTTTGGGAATTGTGCCAGTCCTGTGGGTGGATACTGCCCTTTGAAAACGTCTGTTTTGCCAGCGAGCGGCACGATGTCTGCAAGTTGGATGGGCGCGGCGTCATTCACTGCGAAGATGGGCCAGCAATCCACTACCGCGACGGCTTTTCGGTTCACGCATGGCACGGCACCCGCGTCCCGGCCCATTGGATTGAGGATAAAGCCAGCCTCAGGGCGTCGGAAGTCTTGGCTGAGCGCAACGTTGAAGTGCGCATGGCCGGGTGTCAAATCCTCGGCTGGGCGAAGGTCGCTGACCAACTTGACCGGCGCATCATTGACGGCGACCCGGCAACAGACATCGGGGCGCTGGTGGAATTGACACTTCCTGGACTGCCAGAACCGGGCCGGTTCCTCATGGCCCAGTGCCCGCGCAACGGAACGATCTGCGAAGGCGTTCCGCGCGTCTCGGACATAGACGGAGCGCCCATCGAAACCGCCATTGCGGCGCAGGCTTGGCGCGATGCGCTGCCCGCGTCGGAATATCAGCATCCCCCACTCAGAACCTAGAAAGGAAAGACAATGCGTCAATCTATCGCCAACCAAGGGGAAGTCCGCATCGACCGCATTGCGGCACTGCCGGAAACCGCCACGAAGCCGTTCACTGAAAAGAACGGCAAGGGCTGGATCATCAGCCATTCAGAAACTGGCCACCATCACATTCTGGGCGGCGACTGCGACGTGATGGAGCGCGTCGATGTTCCGACCGGCGCACGCATCCTTTACGCCATCGTGAAGGAGCCGACGCGGCTGTTTCAGGACGCGGCAACGCCTCACGCGCCGGTCAATCTGGAACCAGGGATTTATGAAATGCGGATCAAGCGCGAATTTGACCCGTTTTCGGAACAAGCCCGTCGCGTTGCTGACTAACCCCCCCCAGCCCCTCACCACGCGGGGCTGGGCAACCTGACTGGAGAATGAGAGATGGTGCAAACACTTGCAGATGGAACCCGCAAAGCGCGCAAGCCGCACCAGTGTTTCCATTGCTGCCGCGATATTGCGCCGGGCGAAACATATGGCTTCCAGACCAACAAATATGATTACGTCTACACCATCTCTTGGCATCTGGATTGCGAAGCATTGGCCGCCGAATGCAGAGACCTCTCGGGCCACCATTACGACGACGAGGGATGGCAAGGCCTCAGGTCTGAGTGGTGCGAAAGCGGAGAATACTACAGCGAGTGCAATGCATGGCGTGGGTTCTATCCGCATGTCGTTGCCAGAATGGAACTTTCGGACCAACTACGAGAACCACGATGACCCCGCACCTCATCGCCCAGCTTCTCATGGCCACCCTGATCCTCGCGGCAGTGGTAAAGCGCCGGGCCGTGGTGGGTTTCTTGGATGACCTTGGGGACGGGAACGTTGAACGGCTCGAGCGCATCGACCGTGATGCAGATGAAGCGCGGGCGTGGCTCGCTGGATGGAGGGAATGATGGGTAGGGCAACCGATGCAGCGCGTGAGGCAGGGGCCACGGTCCACGCAGATGTAATCGACGCATTCAAGGAACAACTGCTGATCGTTTTCCTGAACCGCTTGGGCGGGCAGGCGTCTGTGCCAGTGGCCGAAGTGGATGCGACCGGCAGCTACACGATGTCGTTCAACGTGGTGGACGGCGTTTTCAATTTCCAGATCGCGAGAAAGTCATGACCAGAACCACCCTTACCGATGGGACGCCCGTCACGCCGGATCACCGCGAGATTGATCCCAAGACCGGCATGCAGAAGGGCTATGTCGTCCTGTCCGACGAAGAGCGCGCCAAGGGCTTTCAAGAGCCTGTGCGCCATTCCTATAGACATCTGACCTGCGGTGGCGTGACCACTATGTCGCGGCCTCTTGCGGAAACCTACGCCCGCGACCCGTTCTTCTACAGCGGCACGTTCTGCGCCATCTGCGGGACACACTTCCCGGTTGGCGAGGATGGGCAGTTCGTCTGGGATGGCACCGACCAGAAGGTTGGAACACGCCAAGAGCCACCCAAATGACCCCCACCGACCACGCGAAAGAAGCCGGGGCAATCCTGGCGAAGATGGGAGATAGGAGGTGTATGTGATGGACGGAAACACAGAGCAAAATATTTCTCATGCCGCATGGGTGGCCGGAGAGGCCGCGCGGGTCTGCTTCGAAAGGATCGAGGGCTACCACGCGACATGGGCGGCAGTATTGAAACCCACGCTGGCCAAAGATGGAGACATGTGGTGCGCGCTACATGGCGACGACTTGCAGGTTGGTATCGCAGGCTTCGGACCGACGCCCGCTCATGCGCTTCAAGCGTTCGAAGTGGCCATGTGCAGAGAAAACGGCTCGCACATCATTGATAGAAAGCCCGTCAAATGAACATCCAAAACTTACTTGATGACGCTGACCGCATCGCTGCAACCGACCTTTATCCCGCGAGACTTCGAAAGGTGATTGCCGATCTTGCGGCGGCCCTTCAGAAGTCGACATCAGAGATAGACGAAAGCCGCGAATATGCTCTGGCGCTGGAGGCCGAATTGAAGGCCAGAGCCGAACAAACATCTACATTTGTGGCGATGGCAGCCAGCATGTTCGACGACGATGAACCTGAATACGACCACCGCGCGGGGGAATGACATGAGCGACCCTGACTACAACTACATTCGCGTCCGCGCGGACACCACACCAGACCCGTTGATCCGTCGCCTGACAGACCCGCCGTTCGGCACAGAAACCAGTGAGCGCAACCTCATGGCCGCCGCTGCCCGCCACCTTCTCGACGCATGGGCCGAACGGGATGCTGCACAGGCTGACGCGGAAGCGGCTGTCGCG